CAGGAGCTACAACAGCTTTGTTAAATGGAACAAATGCTAAAGCCGCAGCTTTGACATATAGCACCGGAATGGCTACAGCTTCTATTAATATTGGAACAACTGACCGTACAGTGATCGCTACATACTCCCCCGGAGTAACCGCTGACGGGACAGCAGGTATTGCTGACGTAACTGTTAAATATTTACAAAACGCTAATTTAGACGTAACCGATTCTTAAAGGAGTAAGACATGAGTTTTGCATCTGACGTAAAAGCTCTTACTACAAAAGATACAGGCCAAAAGATTACTGGTAGAACTAGGTTACAAGGTATTCAGTATGTGCATAACGCTAGTGCAGATTTAACTCTTAGTAATGGAGCGACCTCTACAGGCACAACTTTACTACAGTTAACATCACACAGCGCACTAGGCACAGAAGATGTTTTTATACCTGATAACGGTATATTATTTGATTCTGGATTACACATAACAAATAGTAACACTGCAGCAATCACCAGCATCACTTTATTTTTTGTGGGTGGCGGCGAGACCTAATAATGGTCGAGAAGAAAAAACGAAAAGGAATGGGGATTAAAACCTCTGTGAAGTCGGGTAATTTTCGCCCGACTAAACAAGGTGCGGGCATGACTAAAAAAGGTGTGGCTGCATATCGCAGAGCTAATCCCGGTTCTAAGTTAAAAACCGCCGTTACAGGTAAAGTTAAAAAAGGTTCTAAAGATGCAAAAAGACGTAAATCATTTTGCGCTCGTTCTGCAGGACAGATGAAACAATTTCCAAAAGCAGCTAAAAACCCTAATAGTCGTTTACGACAAGCCAGAAGAAGGTGGAAGTGTTGATGGAAAAAGAAGACATCCAACGTGTCTTTAGTAAAGACATAGATAGCAAAGTCGCTGTTCAGGGTAATGAAATAAAACATCTTCATTCTGATGTAGAAGATATGAAAAGAGATATAGAAGAGATTAAAAAATCTCTAGCTGATATACATAAAGTATTATCAGAAGCCAAGGGTGGTTGGAAAACATTGATGTGGGCAGCGGGCGCAGGAAGCGCTGTAACTGCTTTTATTATTACAATACAACAACTTTTTTGGGGAAAGTAAAATGGCTGAAAAGAAAAAAGGTAAAAGGGGCACGCAGTCTGGAGAGGTTGAAAATATTGACACTAGAATAAAAGGTATGACTGATCGTCTGACAAGTCAAAAAAAGAACAAAGGAGACTCTATACCAGAATTGGATAAGCTATACGAGATAAAAAATAGAAAACAAAGAGAACAAGAAAAAAAATTAGGTCTGAAAGCCGGAGGGCCAGTAAAGGCTAAGAAAAAAGCAACCAAAAAATTTAGAGGTGATGGTATAGCTAGAAAAGGTAAAACGAAAGGAAGGTTTGTATAATGGCTAAGAAAAAAAGAATTAGTGGTGGTTTCGGTAAATTTAATATGGATGATAAGTCTTTTGGTGAAGCTTTTAACAAATTTAAAGCAGAAGGTATTAATCCTTTTCCTTATAAAGGTAAGATGTATTCTACTAAAACTAGGGATGAAGTAGAGGCTGGGAGGAAAGCTAAAAATATAGGCGCTTCATCTGATTATTCAAAAGCCTCATCTAGTTATCAAGATGCTCCTAAACCACCAAAAGTTAAAAAAGATATTTCTATGCCTAGTACAAAGTCAACTAGATCAGATACGTCTAAATCAGACAAAGTTAAAGGCACTACAAATGTTAAAACTGAGAAAAAAAAGAAAGGTGGTAATCCTTTATTTATGAAAAAAGGCGGTGTAGTTAAAACTAAAATGAAAAGAACTAATAAAGCTTCTAAAAGAGCTGATGGTATAGCTAGAAAGGGTAAAACAAAAGGGCGCATGATTTAAAAAGGAGGTGTAGGGTGGCGTATTTAATTAGTAACATTCCATATACAAAGGTTTGGATTAGGAAAGAGTTTACACATGGGCATCAAAAATATCACGGAGAGTTTATACACGGACTGGCGGTTGCTGTTACGACAATGCCGGACAGATGCCTCAGTTTCCAAATTATATTTACAGGATGTGAAGAAGAGGAAGGCGAGAGTAATCCGCACGGAGGAGCCATGTGGGCAAGGATGCCCATTACAGCCCTATGTGGGGACATCCCATTGGATGGATGGCCGGAAAGAATGGAAACCCACCTCGCACAACCTTGGGACTGTCCATCACATACCCACTCAATCATATCATTCAACAGATGTAAACCCAGCCCGTGGTTATGTAAAATCGCAGGAGAGTTTCATACATCAAGATATCTCTTCACTGTGGACTTCACCGAAAGCGAAATCGCAGACTGTCCAGCTCAACACAAGCAGAGTCACGTTATGGTGTTGACAGACGGACCTTGGGCCGGAAACATGGTTGCTCTTCCTAACAACAGAGTCAGAGTTACAAGCCCTGCTCTTTGGGTTACAGGTGAAGGCGCACCTGATTTTAGACCAAGTCAACATACGCATTGCGCCGAGCAAGACGACTCGTACATGGACCCAACAGTAACATTTAACAATTTATATGCGGAGAATGATGATGGCTAAATTAAG